TTAGCAATTATCAAAGTACTGATGGAAGAAACCGATATAAATATTACTGAAGACGACCTTGAAGTGGCTATCAAAGCCAAATTGAAAAAATTGGAAATATTTTTACCGCATGAAAGTTAAAGAATGAGATTAGATTCGTTATTCCCGTCCGTTGTTGGTGTCGAAGAACACAAAAATTGGTCTGACGCATTGTTGCCTGTTGTTAAAGATTATTTTGAAACTAATACAAACACGAATGATACATTTTACCATAATGGTCGAACTACACACGGAACAGGAATCGATATCAGAAATGATCCAAAATACCTAGGCTTTGGTGATTTCGTTATCAACAAAGGACATGAGTTCCTTGAAAAACAGGGTTTTGAACCACACTCTGTTAAGTTTAATCCTTATTTCTTTTTAAATTCTTTTAAACAAGGTAGTAATCACCCAAGACATGTACACTCACAATGTACAATTTCTGGAATCTTCTATCTACAAACACCACCAGGTTCATCAAAGATTAAATTCACACCAAATCAACCCTTCAGAGATTTCTACGATTATTTCTTTCATATCAAAGATCCAACAAATTGGTACGCAATGTCACAGTTTGAATATGAACCATATCCAGGTCTCCTCTTATTGTGGCCTGCATGGCTGTATCACGAAGTTGTTCCGAATCAATCGGTCGATCCACGAATCTCTATTGTCTTTAATCTATAAAATGCCAACATACGTATTCATAAACAAAGAAACACAAGAACTTGAAGAACATGTACTCAGATTATCTGTGTATGATGAATTCAAGGAACAGAATCCTCACCTAGAGAGATATCATTCTCCTGAAAACTTGCCTATCATGTCCGATGGTGCTCGTCTGAGTACACCTGGAACTGGCAAGGCTGACTCTACATTTGAGAAATATGTCATCAATAGGATTAAGGAAAGTGTCCCCGGAAATACTTTGGGAAAAGGTCACAAAACAAAGATGCCGAGGGAATGGTAACCACGTAAAACAAAGGGGTATTAATGGCTAGTAAAAAAACGCCTGTGCAAAGAAGGGATGATTCCGTTGATAATGTAGAGTATATCAACAGACACCAACCGGCAGTATCTAATGCATTAAGAATCAAACTAGATCATCTAAAAACATTTGAGCCATTAACTGAGAATCAAAAATTATTTTTTGATGCATATAAAAGAGGAGACTATTTCGTAGCACTACACGGTGTTGCAGGTACAGGTAAAACATTCTGTGCATTGTATAAAGCACTCGAAGAAGTTTTAGACAAAAATAATCCATTTAAAAAAGTTATTATTGTCCGTTCAGCCGTACAAGGTCGTGAAGTTGGTCATTTACCCGGTGACATTTCAGAGAAGATGGAAATCTATCAACAACCATATCGACAAATTTGTGAAACACTATTTGGTCGTAAAGATGGATGGGATAGACTTGAAGAACAGGGTTACGTGGAGTTTATCTCCACATCATTCATTCGTGGTATGTCATTTGATGACGCAATCATTATTGTAGATGAAATGCAGAACATGACATTTGAAGAGATTGATACTGTGATGACCCGTGTTGGTTATCGTTCGAAGATTATTTGGTGTGGTGACTATCGCCAGACAGATTTGAACAAAAAGAAAAATGATGTATCGGGTATTCTAAAGTTCTTTGATGTAGCATATCACATGAAAGCATTTACTAAGATTGAATTTGAAGTAGATGATATTGTGAGAAGTAGCTTAGTCAAAGATTATATTATTGCTAAACTTAAATATGAGGATTCAGAATGAGTACAGAAGAAGATAAACTGAAACATAGCAAACGAATCCATGCTAAAGAAACTGCCGTTAAAAAGCAAACTAAGATAGCAAAAGCAAATGGCATCGATGTAAAAGAACCTCATAAGTTTGCAAAACTTCATGCAACAAATTGTGGACAACCAGGGTGTCCTTTGTGTGCAAATCCACGAAAAGTTTGGAAGGAAGAAACCATCCAAGAAAAACGATTCAAACAAGATAAAGTAGAAATTGAATAATGTTCATTCATTGCCCACCAATGGTTCTTCCGGACCTAAAATCGGAAACACACTCTGACGGTAAACGTTACTATACATCACCAAGCGGTAAACGTTTACCTTCTGTGACAACTGTTGTTGGTGCAATGAAGAAACAAGCAATTATGGAATGGAGAAATCGTGTTGGTGAAGTTGAAGCCAACCGAATCTCCAAACTTGCTACGGGTCGTGGTAATCGTGTACATGACCTTGCAGAACGATATCTAAAGAACGAAAAGATTGAATGGGTGCGTGAGATGCCAGATTCGGTAGAAATGTTCCGCACATTGATTCCTCATCTACATCGTATAAATAATATACATTACATTGAACAAGCACTCTGGTCAGAACAAATCGGTATGGCAGGTCGTGTTGACCTCATTGCTGAATGGGATGGTGTTCTATCGGTTATTGACTTCAAAACTTCAAAGAAGATTAAGAAGGCGGAAGACATTCAAGACTATTTTGCACAATGTACAGCATATGCTGGTATGTACGAAGAACATGTTTCTGTGCCAATTGACCAAATCGTTATTGTTATGGCGGTACAAGATGAATCACCCTTAATTTTCACTGAGAAAACTGGAGATCATATAAATACCTTGGTAGAACACATAGAGTTCTATTTAAACAATAAATGAGGATATACTAAATGGCTACGATATTTACTTGGTCAATTGACCAGATGAGCACCATACAAGAGCCGCAACCAAATTACGTTGCTGAGGTCTGCTGGTCAATAATGGGTGTTGATGGCATGTATACTGCAATTGTTTCGAGTAGATATGTACTTCCAAACACCGAATCAACATTTGTTCCTTATGAAGAATTGACGGAAGAAACAGTTATTAATTGGATACAAAATGCATTGGGTGTTGAAGGTGTTAATAGTGCAAAAGCACAAGTGCAAGGATATATTGATAAACAAATTAATCCACCTACAGTTGTTCCGTTGGATACACCACTACCTTGGGTTCAGGAATAATAAATGGCTTTACCAACGATCCCCGCAAATTCAATATCATTGAGTCAGGTAAATGTTGAACTTGGTTTATCTGCGACCGCAACTATATCAATGAACGATGCGGCTGTTCGTACTTTGTTTGGAGTAGGAGGTTCAGGAACTCAGATTTCAATGTCACAAGGTTCAGGTAAATCCAACATCACAGTTTCTTTATCATCAGTAACTTCTAACGAGCCTTTTGACGCAACACCTCCGGCCGGAGGTGAACCGTCCATGGCACAGCTATTCTTTACTTCTAATGGTACTTGGAATGCTACCCTTGAAGCCAGTGCAAGTAAATCAGGTAATTGGGGAACGCCTACAACTGCTGGCGCTGGATCGGGATTCTGGATTCGGTTTACAAGAACATTTTTCTCTGGTGGGGCAGGTAACTCGGCAACAGGTAGTACTGGGTGGCTACAGTTAAACGTTTCACGGGACATTTTAGTTGAGCGTACCAGCGGTTTTGGCGTCACAACAGCAGAGTACACCATAGAGATTGCTACTGATAGTGGTGGATCAAACATTGTAGCTTCGGCAGATTTCATTACTCTTACTGCGTCAATGACTTAAACTAAAAAGTGGTAATAATTACAGTATTTAAAAATAACACTTGACATTCTCCTTAGGAAAGGATATAATATGTCTATGAAATCAAAAATTTTAGGTATAACCTTACTCTTAGTTGCCGGTTCTGCATCGGCACAACATTGGCAACATCATCATTGGCATAACCATTACAGACACCATGGATATATTCACGGTGGTGGAAATGGTAACTGGGTAGCACCTTTGATTATTGGTGGTGTTGTCGGAGCCGCCATTGCAAATAGCAGACAAACAGAAACGGTTATTATTCAACAACCTTCTGTAATACTACGAAATCCGCCAGTCTATGTAGAACGCCAGCCGGTCTGTACAGAGTGGAAGGAAATTCAAACAGCCGATGGAACAATCTATCGGGAAAGAACTTGCACACAATAACGTGTGCATGTAATGATAGTAAACTTGGTATAAGAAAAGTATTCTGGACGGCGGGGCAGTACCGCCCTCGTCCACCATAATTGCATAATTTAATTTTTGAAGTGCAATTATGATGGGCGAGAAATAGTTTCGACAGGGTAACAAGTACTATATTCGGCTATCCGTCAGAGTTGACGTAAACACTAAAAAAAGTTAAATGCAAACGACTCACGTTTCTTGATGGTGGCCTAAGAACCCCATCGGAGTTTTGCAAGTTGAACTTAGCAACAGAATCAACTTGCTTTAGAAAGGAAAACATGAAAAGTAAACCAATACTTTTAAGCATGGTATTTTCCACAGTCATCATATTTCTTTCGTTGGTGGATATAAATCTTTATAAACTACCATTCAAAGCGAGTTTCGAATCTCTAGATAAAGAGACACAAAAGCAAGTCACTTGCCTCGCAGATAACATGTATTTTGAAGCCGCAAATGAGCCACTAGCTGGCAAGAAGGCCGTTGCTTTCGTTACAATTAATAGGCTTCAAACAGGGAATTATGCAAATGACATTTGTGGAGTGGTATATCAAAAAACCGGTGGCACTTGCCAGTTCTCATGGTATTGTGAAAAGAATATTACCGATAAACGGTTGACAATACGCAATACTTCATTGTATAATGAGATTCGTCAGTTAGCAGTTAACATGGTCATCAACTACGAACATTATAAAGATGTTACAGATGGTGCAACATATTATCACGCAGACTACGTTAATCCTCAATGGAAACTAGAAAAGGTAGATCAAATTGGAAGACACATCTTTTACAGAAGTAGAAAAGACGAAATTAATCGAAACAAAGGAATATTATAATATGACTAAAGAATTTACTACACTCATGGTTTGTATCACACTTGTGGCATGTTCATGTATTGCCGGAGTTACAATCTACAATATCAATGATCGTAACAATATGGCCAAGAATATCGAATCTGCCATTCAAAAAGGTATTGATCCAATCTCTGTGAAATGTGCATACGAAACAAATGCAAATGCGGTGTGTATTGCCTATTCGATGGGTAAAAAGTAATGGCTACTAAAGACGAACAGAGATTGTTCTCGGCTATTATTGAAGAGATTGTAAAAACAAAGCGAATTGGTTACATGGAAGCCGTTCTTGTGCATTGTGAGGAAACTGGATTCGAAGTTGAATTAGCCGCCACGTTGCTGACAACGCCAATCAAATCTAAGATCAATGACGAAGCACAAGCCGGTAATATGATTAAGAAAGTGAATAAGCTACCGATATGAACGAAGCTGGTGGTTATGATGCGTTTGCGTTGTTTCATGGATTAAAACTCCATTTCACAACAAATTATGATTATGTGAAGTACCATGGTAAAATCTCCATTGGTAAAGATGCATTCATGCTACGAAAAGATAAGTTTCATTTCTACAAACTTTCTCGTAAATACAAGAAAGATGAATTGTTCGGTTTCTATATTGCCAATCTCCTGCACAATCCAAAATGTTGGGCAGGTGATTTAATGATGGAAGATGCCGAATCGGAGTACAAAGTTTGGCTCAAAACACAACAATCACTCTCATATCTCTTTGAACAGGACTTGTCTACCGCATTTGATTCGGTAAACAATCCAGAAGAACTGTTAAAAGTGGTTGACGGGCAGTACCCGTTGTTGTATAATCTATACTTACATGATAAAGTGAAAAAGGAAACAATACTCATTCTCAATGACTTTATGAATTTTATGCCTATGTGGAAAAAGAAAGTTGAAGATGATATATTGTTTCCGGACTTCACTCAAAGTTGTGAAAAGTACAAACCGTTCTTTTCATATGATGAACAAAAAATGAAAAAGATTCTAAAGGACAAAATATGTCAATTAACATGATTTATGTTGATATGGATGGTGTGATTGCTGATTTCTCGAAGCGATACAAAGAGAAATTTAAAGTGACACCAGAAGAAACCCGAAACAATAAAGAGTTTGGTGGTTTCTTTAAAAAGTTTATTGATGATAAAGAATTTCAAACCCTCGATATGATGGATGACACCTTTATACTATTGGGATTTCTGGATAAATTGCCAATTGAAAAACAAATTTTATCGTCAACTTCACGACCTGATAGCCATGATGCAATTGCACCACAAAAACAAAAGTGGCTCGACACTCGCCGAATTAACTACAAAGCAAACTTTGTTCCAGGTAAATCTCTGAAATACAAATTTGCTACACCTGATTCTATAATCATTGATGACACTAAATCTGTTATCGATGATTGGAATAAAGCCGGTGGTATTGGCATTCTTCACACAGATGCCATCTCTACCATCGCTATGCTGAAGATGTATATATGAAATCGCCTATATACTTCATACATTATGAAATATGTGGACAAAACAATATACATTTAATACAACGTTATACAAGGAAAATACTATGTCTTCATTCGCAAATCTAAAGCGCAACTCTGGCAACCTCGACAAACTGGCTAAAGCCATCGAACAGTTGAATTCTGCCGAAACTCCCTCAAAAGAAGATCATTTCTGGAAACCAGAAGTAGACAAAGCCGGTAACGGTTATGCTGTCATTCGTTTCCTGCCACAACCATCGGTTGACGGTGATGATGCACTCCCATGGGTGAAAGTTTTCAATCACGGCTTCCAGGGTCCTGGTGGTTGGTACATTGAAAACTCTTTGACCACACTCGGTCAAAAAGATCCAGTTTCTGAATACAACACACAGTTGTGGAATTCTGGCATCGAAGCAAACAAAGAAGTCGCACGTAAACAAAAACGCCGTCTTTCTTATATCGCCAACGTTTATATTGTGGAAGATTCTAAGAATCCACAAAATGAAGGTAAAGTGTTCCTTTACAAGTTTGGTAAGAAAATCTTTGACAAGATCAACGAAGCAATGAACCCTCAGTTTGAGGATGAAAAAGCAGTTAACCCATTTGACCTATGGGAAGGTGCTAACTTCAAGTTGAAGATTCGTAAAGTTGAAGGTTATCAGAACTATGACAAGTCTGAATTTGAGTCTGCATCACCATTGTTGAATGATGACGACAAACTGGAAGCAATCTGGAAGAAAGAGTTCTCTCTCAAAGAGTTTCTTGCACCAGAAAACTTCAAGTCATATGATGAATTGAAAGCCCGTTTGGACAAAGTTCTTGGTGTTGATGGTTCTGCACCTGCACCACGTACTACAGTCGAACAGGCTAAAGCAATGCCACGTAAACCTGCTCCAGTAGCAGAAGATGCTGGAATTGCTGATGATGATGACTTGGCATACTTCAGTAAACTAGCTGAAGACTGATAAAAAGGACCGAAAGGTCCTTTTTTTATACCCGTGATTTTGTTCTATTCAAAACGAAATCAAGAATCGCTGTATTATCACGTGTTGTAGCGGTAGATGTCACAGTTTGGTCTGGAGCCGATGTAGACGAACTATTGACTGATACAGAAGGTGATGAAGAACCACCAGCAGTCATTGTTGATTGCATATTCAAATCATTGTTCTCTTGTATTTTACCAACTACAGCAGAAGATGGTGGATTAGCGGGAACAGGTGTAGCGGCTGGCGGTGTAGCAGGTGTTGCACCACCAAGAGCATCAGCTTTCATATCATTCGCTATGCCTTGTGGTGCACCACCAAGAGCATCAGCTTTCATATCATTCGCTATGCCTTGTGGTGTTTCTGCTTGTGGATTTTCCAATGGTTTTCCACCAGCAGGTATGGCAGTTTGTGGTTGACCGGCTATTGCGGCAACAGGTGCTTGATACATTGCCTCACGTTTTGGATTATCAGCAAGCCATTTCTTTAATGCTGGTCTATCATTACCCAACTCTTGTTTGAGTTCAGCATCCGTAAAATCGGAATTAACAAAGTCTTCAACAGTTCTTCTTGGAAATTGTTTCAATACTTCGTTTTGATTTACAACTGTTGCTTGGCCAATTGTGGTTGCTTCTCCACGTAAACTCATTGCATATGGATTGTCTTTATACTTTGGATCATAAGGGTTGGCTTCAATTGCTTCTTTTTCCGCTTTACCCAAAAACAATAATGCGGCCAATGCGGCAAATGTTGTGACACCAAGTATTCCTGCACCTGATGTTAATAACGCAAAAAGGTTACTACCAACGAATCTACCTAATTTTGCGGCCATCTCAAGCAAAGGTGATATGAGATTTTTCAATTTAGAAATAGCTTCCATAACATTTGCTATCGCAGAAGATATCATAGACTTTATTGTGTCCCACAAGCCTTCAAACATTCCACCACCAGATTTTTCTGGTATAGCAGTTGTTGTTTTTACACCTGTGAAATCTTTCAATACTTTTAAAAATTCACCGTGTCTGCGTTGTTCTTCTGATTGTCGTTCTTCTTCAAATGACATGCTGATTTGTTTTCTTTTGAGATCATCTTCACGGTTCTTTTGCATAAATGATAACATTTTATTGAGAACTTCAACAGCAGAACCACCAAAACCTTCTGAAGGTACTTGACCTACAGAAGGCATTCTTGTGTAAGATGAAGATTTCTTTTTATCACCAGCAAAATAATTAATGTCTGATTGTGAACGACCAGTAATTCTGCCGAGAATAGCAGGAGCAAGTTTACCCCCACCTGTCATTGCACGTGCAATATTCATTGGATCAAATTTCTCTTTGATGCCAGTGCCTTTTGCTTTGAGTTTATCTGAGATTGCACCTTTGATGGATGAACCAACAGAACCACCTGATGTAATTCTATCAGTTATCAATGATGAAAGAGATTTACCTCTGATATTACTTGCTACTCTGTAGTCCATTTTATTATCTCATTGTTGGGTTAAGTTCTTCTTTAGGTGCGGCTCTATGTATATTTGTTTTTGCTTGTGTTGTGTTATTATTTTGAATAATTACTGGAGAACCACCTGCTGAACCTTGTGACATATTTTTTTTCATGTCGGCATTTTCCACAGATTTATTATTTAAGGCTTCAGATGCCGCAGTTGAACCTAAAGATGAAAATTTATTTGATGCTTGCAATTGTGAAATAGTTGTTTTTCCAATGCTTGTATTTGGATCAAAAAGTTTATCCAACCTCTCCTTATTAAAACCAACTGAACCAGAGGCAACGTTAGCTATTATCCACTTTCTAGCTTCATTTTCATCAGTGAAACTATTCAATATAGCCAATCCTTTTTTCGGGTCGCCACTACCTATACTATTCATCAAGTATGCTGCCGTGGCCTTAATTGCTGTTCCAAAATCTTTCGTTATTAAATCTGGATTTTTTTCAAGATCCACACCAATAATATCACCGACTTTTTTGTAGACATTTTTTCCAGTAATTTGTATTAATCCACGACCTCTATATTTGTATGCCTCAGCGCCGCCCGGATAAACTAATGAAAACCATGCTTCGTCACCTTGACTCATAACATTTCTGATATAATCTTCTGGTACACCTTTAGGGAAATTAAGTTGTTTTGCAACTCTTCCACCCGCTTTTAATTGAGGAAACTTCAAATAGAGATATTCAAGCCCTCTGGTATCCAATGTATTTTTCCATGGCTCAACACCATCTTCTTTACTATTAGGATTTAATTCAGATTCTTTTGCTGAAGTTGCAATTATTCCAGCTATTGCGGCTGTACTTGTAATTCCCATTGCTGAGAGTCCAGCCGCAACCTGTGCGGCTCGACCCGACATTGAAACTTTAGCCGCAGTTTTAGTGGCTTCAGTTATTGCAGGTTTAACAATACCTGGCTTTGGTGTGGTAACCGGTGGTGCTGGAGTAGCTGTAGGTGATGTTGCCGGTGCAGTTTCTTGTTTCTTTGCTGTATCTGCGGCCCGTTGTTTGGCTTCAGCGGCATCTTTAATTCGTTTGGCCTCAGCGGCATCTTTGGCTTCCTTAGCCTTCTTGGCGGCATCGGCCGCATCTTTGGCTTCCTTAGCCTTCTTGGCGGCATCGGCCGCATCTTTGGCTTCCTTAGCCTTCTTAGCGGCCTCAGCGGCATCTTTGGCTTCCTTAGCCTTCTTAGCGGCCTCAGCGGCATCTTTGGCTTTCTTGGCGGCATCGGCCGCATCTTTGGCTTCCTTAGCCTTCTTAGCGGCCTCAGCGGCCTCAGCGGCATCTTTGGCTTTCTTGGCGGCATCAGCCGCATCTTTGGCCTGTGTGCCTGGTTTTGGTGCTGTTTGTGCCGGTGGTGCTGTTTGTGCCGGTGGTGCTGTTTGTGCCGGTGGTGCTGTTTTTGTAGGTGGTGCTGTTTTTGTAGGTGGTGCTGTTTTTGTAGGTGGTGCTGTTTTTGTAGGTGGTGCTGTTTTTGTAGGTGGTGCTGTTTTTGTTTCAGCTTTTTCCCGAGCCTGACGTTTTTTTGCTTCTTTAGCCATATTTTTCATGGCTTTGCGTCTGGCTTTCGTAGCCTCGATAAACACATTTACTACCTCTTTGTGTCTATCTTCACGCATATTTTCATTCAGTTCATTGAATGAATCGAGTGTATCTTGTTCTTGCATATCATCGACTCTAGATTTCTCCATGAACGATAACATTTTCTGAAGAACTCTTGTTGCTTTTTGTGAACCACCAGTAGACATACTGGATGGAGTATAGTTATTAAAGTAACTAGATTCTCTTCTAGGTGTGTACTCTTTTTTACCTGAAAAGTATTTTATGTCAGAAGGCTTCCGACCAAGAAGTTTTCCAAGCATCGCTGGTGCAAGGTTGCTACCACCAGTGAGTACTTTTGCTATATTGAGTGGATCAAATTTCTCTTTAAGACCCAATGAACGGGCTTTCGATCTATCAGAAAGAGCGGAACGTGCGGAAGAAAAGACACCCTGACCAGAAGTCAGTTTGTCTGTCATTAAATCTGCGAAGCCTTTTTTTCTTATTTTGGCTGCCTCGTAGTAATTCATCTAATCTTTCTCTCGTTCTGTAACTGTTTTAGTTTCTGATTTTCATCCTCAATATACTGTATCAACATTGAGACATAAATGTCTCTTTCCCACGGTATCATATTCTCAAGTTCCGTTAGGGAATATTTATGATGTTGCATCAAAGAGAAATTAGTTTTATAGTAATTTCTCAGGTTATCATGCCCAAATATTAGCCGAAAAAACTTTCGAGCCCTTCAACGTCAAGTTTGTGTTCGAAGCCACAACGTGAACATTTCATTTCAATTTTCTTTTCAAGTTTAGGAAGATTCGCAAAGAAGTCTTCAATTTTAGCAAATTGCTGTTGATTTAGACCTTCAATAAATTCTACCATTTCTTCTGTTGTTGTTTCTTTTGCATAATAGAACTGTTCACCGTCAAAGATGTATTCAACAGATTCTGCAATCATTTCAAACGCAATGTCTGAAACGTTAGTGAGATTCGATAACTTGTTAATCACAGAGAACTCCGGATACTTCAATTTGATTGAGATTGTATCAGTGAGTTGAATAACATCATTGTTCTCTTTGACACCTTCAATTTTGATATCAAGTAGATTGAGTGATGTTTCCATGATATTGCCACATACAGAACCATCAACTTGATTGTCACAACGGTATTTGTTCTCAACAATCTCACCAACAGACCTAGCACGTAGGTTTAGGAAATAAAATTCAACATCAAGAACTGGAAGTTTCTCAATGTCAATGTTCTCTGTTACTGTACAGTTATTTAAAACTTGTTTGACGTTTTGTTCAATTGATTTAGAATCACCTGATTCCATTGCCATTAGCAAGTTCTTTTGTTCTTTCACTAGGAAAGGTCTAAAGCGAACATGCTTCTTTGATAACGGTAAATCCAATTCATAAATCGGTGTATCGATTTTTGGTAAAGCCATAATTTATTTCTCCATTTTAAAAGCCAATTTCTTGAATTCCCAATTCGGCAGCAGTGGGTGCCAGTGGACTCGATCTGAATATCGAGTCTGCAATCGTATTCTCCAGAAAATCCATTGCAAGAGTTTGTAACGAGTTGTCACGCCAGCTTGTGTACGCAAAAGTGACAGTAAGTTTGTGGTAGCCATCGGCTGACCAATTTAAATCCATTCCATTCACAGCAATCGGGAATGCATCAGCCAAATCAACAGAATATGAAACTTTATTTTGAACATCATACTGATTGATTCTAAGTCCAACAGAATAATCTTGTTTATATTTCAAATTGTAACTTGAATTTGGATTGATCCAGTTGAGCCATGCATCGAAGAATTTCTTTTCTTTCATGTCATCAGACACGATAAAAGTGAGTGACAGGTCATTGTATGATGACATGTACGGGAATTTCTCCTCGACACCATAAATCTTCATTGATGTTGTGGCAATCGTGCGACCAGGTAATTCTGCGTTCTCACAACGCATTGTAAGCATACGTGATGTTCCACGATAAGGGATCAGACCAAGTGGTATCGGAATGTTAACATCAAACTTGCTTGGTCTTGCTAGTTCTTTTGAAAAACTGGATTTAAATTCTGCTATTGAGCCTGCCATTAGTATACCTTACTGTTTGCTTTTTCTATTGATTCTTTGTGAACTTGTGAAGTTGTTGCTTTCATAAAGTTCGCAGTTGGTAAAAACAATGCTGTTTCCCATTCACCGGGATTGATTGTAAGAATCTTAGACTTAATTTGCGGGTTCAAATAGTGCTTCAGGCATGGTCTAAATTCTTTATATCTCTGTGTGGCCGCCAAAATTTCATACGTTATTTGTAATCGTTTTGGTTCATTATCTGCATTCATTACAGCAAGACCCATTAACTTATCAAGAAATGCGGCTCTGTATTTTGGTGGCAAATAATGCAGATTTAACCCAAGAAAGCCATCATCTTTCTTTTTGAGTGGAATCACCAAAGGAAAGATATCATAATAAGGTAGTTCCCTTTTAGTGAGTGGATCATAGAAGAAGTGATAGAGACCACCCATCTGAAACACACCACCTTGTCTAGATTTCTCTTTTGCAATCTCTTTAGCCAAGGTCATCGGAGATTTCAATTTCTTCATTCTATCTTGTAACCATGTGACTGATTTTCTGGACAAGAAATCTTGTTCCAGAGCAGTTTTTTGTTGGGCGATTTGAGTTAGTGTTGAAGCCATCCTCTATTTAGTCTAACTTTGGATGTATTTTTGTGAGCCAATCTAACTCTGTGCGACTATCATTCTCTGTGTACCAACCAGTGCCTTTAGATACATTGATGATTGATTCAAAGTATTCTTTGTACATACCACCAATCTTTTTGAAATTGTAATTTTGTTCTGCCCATTCACGGCAAGCACGTGGTGAAATCGTATCAATATTCTTAGCCGCCCATACGAATTGTTCAAACGTGCGGCAACGGAAGCCAGTAACTCCATGCTGAACAGTCTCGGTGAATGCACCCCAATCAACTGTGATGACTGGTGTACCAGATAACATAGCCTCGATTGCCACATAACCAAACGGCTCATTGTAGATTGTTGGACAAAATAGTCCTTTAGCACCAGCCATAAGTCTCTTGCGTTTTTCTACATCAGCATAACCCACATATTCAACGTGTGGAGGCCACTCATCACCTAAGTTACAGTCTTTTGGACCAAAACTTGTACCAGCAAGAACCAGTTTGACACCAAGTTTCTGACAAACCTGTGATGCAATGTCGATACCTTTAGACCAGACCATACGACCACACATCATAAAGTAATCTTCTTTGTCTTCTCTGAATTCAAACTCATCTAAGTCAAAGCCGGATGGAATAACGGCATCATAGAACTTATATTCAGCAGTCGAGATTTTATCTGGACCCTGAAGACCATGCATCACAGCATACGATTCATATACTTTGTATGGTGCAAATGATGATGGGTAACCGATTGATGGCTCGACACAGAGTAGGTCTGAATGTGCGTCACATACTGGCTTCTGAGCAAGACCAAAGAAGCAGAGAATGATATCGTGCGGTTGCTTTCGACTTTCAATCTCTTTGATACAGTTTGCATTGAATGTTTGAAAGACCTCATCAGTCTGGTTGTATTTCAACCCTTGGTTCTTCCAATCGTATATTCCATATACACGTTCAAGTAAAGCACGATCTGTTACTGTAACATGTTCATCACAAATTACATCAGATTCTTCGTGACCATAGTGAATGACATGCATTCCCATTTCTTTATACATCTTACAAAAGTTAATCACTTTTTGAGTAAACGCACAAACCGTATACTCTTTGGTCGATGCCGTATGTGGCACCGCCAATACATGGAGTCTAATCATTTCAATCCTAAATCATGTTCAGTTAATATTTTAAAAGTCCAGCCACGGTCGAGACAGAACTCGGTTGCGGCTTTCCACTTTGCTTCATTGATACCCCAAGTAACAACCTCTTGTATGTATTGCTTGGTTACATTCTTCTTTTTCTCTGGTGGTCTTGTCTGCCGAGCAGGTTTTACCTCCAAGATCATCACCTTTATTGTATCATCTTTTTGCTTAACTTTCACGTAAAAATCTGGAAAATAACGGTGAACACGGTTGTCTACCGGAGAACGATATGGTATTACCAGTTCCTCAGAACCCCATTCAATAATTGAATCATTATTGTCGAGCCAAGTCATAACTCTACATTCCCAAGTGGAACGGTACACAATATTTGTGAAATCTCCACGATACTTTTGTGGGTTTCTAGGTGAAAATCTGCCTGAATATGCCATATAAATAGTTATATTACCTTCTCTAATAACAAAAACACATGCCAATATCTATCCCGACCTCAGTTGCAGGTATTTCCATTCCAGGTGCCGTAAATGGTCCC